TCCATGGGCTACAACTTCGCCGGCCAGTTGGGCGACGGAACCACGGCCTGGCGGTTCAACCCGGTCATTGTCACCGGCATGACTGTGGCCAATGTCGTTTCCGGCAGCACCGCCTTCCACACCTTGGCGCTGGGCGTGCCACTGGCCCCGGCGATCACGGGGGGTCAACCCCGTGAACCCCAGAATGGGTATTAAGTAACGCGTGAATGGGTCTGAATTGTAACGGCGCGACGGGACCGCGATGATGCCGCCGGACAGATGCGAGGATGGACATCGCTTAACAATGGTGCGTTATGAATACGCGACACAGATCGCGGTCCATTTTCCTCTAGGGCAAGCTTCAAAGGCGGCGGCAACCTTATCTTCCACCCGCCTGGCCGCCCCGCAGGTGACGCAGTCCGCGCACTGGCCCGCCCGGTTCCGGTCGCATGTTCCGCAGATGGCCAGGCGGCTATTGGCAATTTCAGCACTGGCAGGGATTCGGATTGGGGCAAGGTTATTTTCCACATCGCCCGTTATTTTTGCCTGCGGGCAATCAGCATTAATTTTCTCTGCCGCCGGCGAATCGACGTAGACCGCCCCGCTGGAATAGTTGCCGACGCTTAAGGCGTAGTGCCAGCAATTTGAACCAACCAAATCCTTTAAGAGAATTTTCAAGCCGGTGGAATAACGATTGTTTGACTGAACGTTGGAAGCGAATATGTCACTGTAGCAGAAACCTTCCAGCCAAACGTCATTTGAACAGCCACCGATTGAGGAGCTGCGGATGCCTGAAAGCCTGGATTGATCGTAAAGCTTGGCAAGTAGTCGCCGAGAAAATTATTCGTGATGCTGGAAACCGGCGTGCAGCTGGAATATGAATACAACTGGGGAGTCCCACTGACGGCGGAAAACACCGCTTGCAGTGTGTTGCGATAAGGATTTCCAGTGCTAGGGTCTAACAGGGTTGGCAGCGCGCCAAATATTCCAAGAAACCGAACAGAGTCCGCGGGCCAGATTAAAGTTGCCACCAGTGTGCTGCGCCAATATTTGAAACCGGTGCAGGTTTTTTCCGTGGTATTTAACCCGGTGAAGCTGACGGCATAAATTGGGTAAATGGGATAGTCCAGGGTTCCAACCACAACCCCGTGACGAGATATCCGAATTGTGGCCGTTACTAGTCCAGCGGCTGGATCTGCCGTGCAGTTTATTCCAACCGTTCCCGTGTCGGAATTGGCAGCAAGCGTAACAGTAGTCGAACCTCCCGAGCTGATACCGCCAGTGGATAGCAGTTCGACCAAACAGCCATCCCACGTTCTGGATGACAAGTTTTTAATCCCAAAGCTGAATGTCCAACTGGTTCCAGATCCAGATATGCCAAAGTTTACGGCTTGAAGCATGTCGATGGTGAATGGACTGTAATATAGACCAAACACCGGGGCCGTTCCGATGTAGTTGTCGGTGTAATCGACGTCATCGAGGTAAACTCCAATTTCACCGCCGGTATGCTCAATCTCCAGTTGCCAGCAGAGGAAAGCTCGCTCCGCCTCGGCCTGAGTAGAATACGCCGGCAATCCTGAAAATGATTGAGATTGATCCCCGCCATTCTGCCAGACGACCACGTAGCTATCGCCAATGGTCCATGATGGTGTATTGCCAACCGCAGTATTAAACGCTCCCTTGCAGTATTTGACCACGAAGTATCCAGCGCGAGCCGGGATGTCACCAAACGAACTGATGTCGGAGGAAAGCAAGTTCAGCGTGGCACTCGCAACCAGGCAATCATTTCCAATCATCGGTTGACAGGTGTCACACGAACCGATCTGCAGGTTCTCGTATTCACCCCAGGATAAGATGAATATTCCCGTGTCCGCCGCATTGAACCGACAATCCACTTGGATTCGATATACGGACCCGAAGGATGCTGCAAACGCAATGACCGCACCATTATCAAACCCGTTACCAAAGCCAACCGATTGATCCAGCAGGAGAGGAACCTCGGCCAGCGAGCCAACCGCACTGCCGGTAAATACCCGGACGGTGGATTTGAAATTGGTTCGATTGGCCCCGGTGGCATCGCGCGTGGAGAAAAAGAAGGTGCCGCCTCTCGGCGGACAGGCCCACGAATACCAAACGGTAGCGTAAGGGCCAATCATGCTCCGCGCTGTCGGGTAGCTGGCCGCCGGGTTATAGTTGTAGTGGCCAGGCTCGCCGCTTTGAACCGTGGCCTCCACGGTGGTTCCGGATAGATTACCGCTGGCTCCGGAGATGGCCACCGCTCCGGAAAAATCGTTATTCACTGGCGCAGCCATAATTTACAATCCTGCGCTGCTGTTGATATAGATATTAGTGGAGGTGCCGCCCGAGCAGGCAGGAACCACAGAAATACCCAAAGCAATGCAGATCCAATAGATCGTCCCGCTCGTTGGGTATGGATATTGAGGAATTTGGTTTCCCGTGCAATTGGCTGGAACCGACTGGCCTTGGCGGAGCACATACGTTCCCGGCAGAATAGTAATGCCGCCGACCGTCGTTACGGTGGTTATTTGAACGATGGAACCTGGGGAATACGCGCTGGCGTTGCTGTAAAAATCGGCAAAGCTAGTGTCCCCCGAATCCATCAGGCGCCGGCTAGAAAGGCGGGCTTTGAGGGCGTCCAGTTGAAACTGTTGGGCGCGAGCGAGGGCGGCGAGGCTGATCACGTCGCGCCAGAGCTTGCGGACATCGTCGCCAGCTTTGGGAGCGGGAAGATTGAGCGGTCCTGGCATGGGTCAGGGGTAGAGTTCGGAGTCCCAATGACCGGCCGGGCCGCCCAGCCAGGTAAGCGTCTTTTTGTGATGCTGGCCGTTAAAGTCCAGATCATCGGCATGGCGGAGCCAATCCACGCCGGTGCCGAGATAACTGGCCAACGGTCCACCGGGGGTTTCGATCGTTCCGCCATCGGTCAGACCGGGTATAGCCCACGAATACGTGGACCAGGTATAGGTCCAGCCGGCGAGATAATAGGTCTCTTTCCCCTCCAGCAGTTTATCCGCCAGTTTTTTGGCCAGGGTGGAGAGGCCGGTATAAGAGGAATCGCGGGTGGCGGAGGTCTGACTATCCACGGCCGTGCGAACGGCGGCACGAGTGGCCCGGTCCAGACTGGCGAAGAGCGGATGCTGCTCCAGCTTTGGGTTCACTTCAAATGGGTGCAGGCCGTATTCATCCGGGGGTAGAATGGCGCCGGGACCGGGATCGCCGCCGCCACCGCTATCGCCGCCGGCGCCGACATATTCAATGGTCAGTTCGCCGATCTGCTTGGGTTTCCGATCCACGGTGCTTTGTTTGATCATCCAGCCGGCCATGCTGCCCACGCCATAAGAGCGCGGGAACGGCGCCGAGGCGATACAAAGGGAGTGCAGGCCGGTGAACTTGCGGATACATGTGAACGGCGTGGCAAAGGTGTATTTGGGGGAATCCGGAGCCTCCACCAGCACCGTATTCACCCCCGCGGTAAAGAGGCTGGACTTGCCTTTCCAAACAATGGTGCCGGCCATAGGGTTTTATTCGGGTTGAACGGCCGCCGAAGGCGGGACAAACGCGGGATCCGCGGCCTCCGCCAGTTTGAAGAGTTCCGCCAGGGGAATCCCGACGGAACGATCCCCTCGCTTCAGCACCACCCCGGCCGCGCCCAGGGTGGCATTCCGGAAAAAGCCGGTGACGGGCTCATCATGGACGGATTGGAGGATGCCGCGGGGTTCCACCCAGGTGGCTTCGCCGGCTTCGGCGGTGAGATTGGTGAGGAGGATCATATATTTTGGAGCGCCAGCGGGGTGCTGCTCATTTTTTCCAGAAACTTGTTGGTGAGCTTGGATTGTTCAACGAGGGACTTGGTATTTCGTTCCGTTCCTTTTGCGGGATCATTCGCCCCGCCGCCGTTGAATATAAAACCCATTTTTTCCAGGCTGGTGACATCGGGCTTTTGATAATTGGTGCTGACAAAGTCCGGCACGGTGGATTTAGACAAGGCCGTAGAGGCCACCTCCGATTTGGGAGCGCGGGCGGCAAAGCCACCGAGCTTGCTGAAGAGCATTGAATATTGTTCTTTGAGTGAATCCGTTCCCATTTTCAACGAATCATTTGCCGATTTGTTCATCTCGGTTAGATTCATTCCTTCGGTGAAAAACTCGGCGCCCTTGCCTTTGCGCTCGGTTAAAATATCGGCCATAGACTGGGCTTTGAAACCGTCAAATCCGGCGGCCTTGCCGATCTTGGGAATCTTGCCGATGAACTCCATGAATTTCTGGACGACAAATTCCATCCCTGCCTGTAAATAGATCAGCGGCGTTTCCAGCGCCTTGAGCAGCGCCACGCCGATTTTTTGGAAGATTCCTGGAGCCATCACCGCTGCGGCCGATAATCCGAAAACAATGGTGTCTCCGATTAGCTCGGCCAATTTTCCTTCCCTAAACGCCTGGAACGCGCCGGAGAACATGGTGCCGATGTCCTGGCCGATGGCCACGAGATCAATTTTTTGGAGGGCTTCCACCACGCCTTGCAGCGTCGGCACCACGCCCTCCGCAATGCCGGCGAACATGCCGCTTAAAGAGCCTTTGACCCGGGTGATGGTATCGCCCAATTTATCGAAGGCGGCGGCGTTGCGGGCAAAGACGGCGGCCTCGCGCGCCGAATCGGCGATGGTTTGTTTGAACCCTTCCGCGTCGCGACTGATCTGCATCATGTTCGCGGCCCCCTCGCGACCGAACAGCCGGGAGGCCACATCCATGCCAGCCGCCTTATCTAATCCCGCCAGCGCGCCGGATACGGCCTCGAACTGACCGGGCGCGTCCAGGCCTTTTAAATCCTCCACGCTCAAGCCGAGCGCGGCAAAGGCGCCCTCAGTTTTTTTCCCCATCTCATCCACCCCGCTCAGGGATTTATTGAGGCGGTTAATCATTCCCGGAAGGGACTCCGCCGAGATACCCACTACCTTGAATGCTTCCTGCATCTGGTAGAGGTTGCCGACCGTTTCACCAGTGCGGGCCGAAAGATCTTGGAGCGCGCCGCCGCGTTCAATGGCCCCCCAGACGCCTTCCACGGTTTCGGAAAGCAGTTTGCCCACCGAGAGGAACGCCACCATGCGGCCCGCCGCGCGATCCAGCCCGGACGCGAAGGCGCTGGTTTCCAAACCGAGGGCAAAGGTGAGCACGCCAGCCATAAATCAAATTGCGTTCAATATTTCTCGCTGCCGTTTCCGCGTTTCCTGGCGGATATAGCCGTTGACCATATCCACCTCGGCCATCGGGTCCAGCAAGGTGGCGGCGGCCCGTAGGGCGATCCCCTGGCTCAACGGCAGCGTGTAAAGAATCTGGTGCATGGTGATCTGGGGATACGCCCGCATCACGCCGGCAACGTAGAGGAGCCACCAGCCGAGGCCGTCTTCACGGTCGCTGGTGGCCGCGTAAAAAGCGGACTGCTCTCCCCGGAACTTTTGGCGGAAAACTCGACGGCCGTTTCAAACGCGCGGGCAAATTGCTGGCAGACAGCCTCGGCCAGCAAGCCAATCACCACGGGATTCATCTTCAGGCCGATTTCAGCGCGGGCGAGCGAACGGAAATGGTCCCGGCCCTTGGCCAGCTCCGCTTCCACCCAGGCGGGATCGGAAAGAAACACCAAAATCATGTCCCAGCCGTCCTGATCGGTGAACGGAGTCGGATCGCGCTCCTCTACGGGCTTGCGGGCCTCGGCCATTTGTTTGAGCAGCGGGCTATCGAGTTGGCGAAGGCTCGGGATGTCCATGCCCACGATCGGGCGCACCGCAAAGGCGCCCACGCGGATGGGCCGCGAGGGAAACGCGAGGGCCAGGGGACCGGGCAGCGGATTGGCATTGGCTTCCGCCAGGGCGATCCGGCGGGCGGATTCCCGCTGGAGCTCGGCGATGGTCAGGCCGGTGACCGGATCAATTTCCAGCGCGGCGGGCGATTGGGGATCGGTGTGCATTTGTTTTTGGGATCAGGGTTGCGCGGGTTCAGTGACTTCTTCGTATTCCGCCAGAAATTCCTCGGCGGGCGGGGTGTGAACGGAATCGGCATCCAGCCGATGGACTTCAAAGGCCGGGCGGCGGCCGCCGCGCTTGACGCCGAAGTCCAGGGCTTCGATCAGCCGGACGACTTTGAACCGGCGATCAGCCGCCGAGCCGGCGGCGTCTTTGATGCCGAAAGTTTTTCCGACCGCGGCGGTCATTTCCGGCGTAACGATTGATTTAGTGGCCATGATTTTTTTTATTTGGTTGGGCGTTTAGAATGGGTGGTCAAAAGGAAAGCAGCTTTCCATTTGCCTAGGTGAGGGTAATGGCGGCGTAATATTCCAGAGTGAAGGTGCGGGAACCTTCCTGTTTTCGCGTAACAGATTCGCCATTGTCCACCACGAGGTAGGCCTTGGCGGCGGTATCTTTGGGGGCCTTGAACTGGGCCACGTCCATCTGTTCCGGCCAGGTCTTGCTGGTATCGTCAACGACTTCGACCTCGACTTTATCGCCGTCTTTGAGGCCGACAACAATGGCGGTGAAGCCGTCGTTATCCTCGATCTTGGTGGGTTCGCCGCCGAGGCGGGAGGCTTTGATGGATTTGATGATAGCCGTGGACCACGGCGTCGCCTGGCTGGCGATGGTGGTGCCCCAGCGGATGGTGGTAAACGTGCCTTTAATGGTGGGTGCGGTGGCCATAATTTTTGGTTGGGTTGGGGGTTGTAAAAATTATTGGAGGCGGAAAAACTCAAACGGTTTATCCATCGGCGTGAGGTAACATGTCTGGCTCGTTGGCACAGTCGCCACGGTCTGCCAGTCAAATAGATTGGTGCTGGACTGAATCTGCCATGACCAATTCGGCCAGATCGTTTGGTCGTATTTCACCTGCGCCCATGAAATGCGGAGGGTGCGGGTGGGCGCGGGCGTCACGATGGCCGCGCTTTTTGCGGCAACCGGCGGAACGGCGGGCGGCGGGGCCGCGCAGCCGGCGCAGATCAGGAGCGCGGTGAGCGCCGTCCGATATTTCGTGAGGTTGGCGGCGGTCATGGCATTCCAACGTGAATACAGGATTTTCGGACGGTGATTGTTCCGGTGTTCGCCGTGTTTTGAACGCGGTGACCAATTCGGGTTCCGGCTGGAATGGTGATCGTTCCTTGACCGCAAGCAGAGCCAGTATCGGTGCCCGATGTTTTTCGAACCCATTCGATGCTGGTGCATTCAACGCCATTCGTGAAAACCGCGCCCTCGAAGATGTCGCCAACCCCGCCGCTGCCATCGAAGCTAATCGTCAGGCTAATTCGATAGGTGCCAGCCACTGTATTAGTAAGGCTCCCTTCTGTTGCACTTCCCGTGAATTGAAAGCCCTGAAATAGGTTGTAATTAGTCAGCATTACATAGGTGCCAGATGGTGTCAGAATAAAATTGTTTGTCGTGGACATGGTTAGTTCTCCCCAAGGAGAAGTGATGCCGTTAGAGACGGTGAGCGACGCCATATAAGAAGAACCGTATGCCGTGAGTCCGAAATAAAATAAACCTGTTTGATCAGTTAGAGCCGCTCCCCCGACAGCGAATCCACTGCCAGTCCCGCTTACGCGAAGTGCTTTTCCAGAAATGGTTGTATTCTGATTAAGGCCAATAGCTACGTCAGTAACGGTAAGCCTATTTCCAGCCGCGCCGCCTATACTTACTGTTCCAAATAGAGTTCCATTCGTTTTCTGCGCGAATTGGGCGTCTTGAATCGCATCCGCCGCCGAGATGATGGCTTGAATTGAGGCAGAGGCTTGCAGCAACGTGTAACCGCCCAAGGTGGCCGCGTTGACTCCAGTCAGGATGCTCCCATCAGTGCTGGTCCAGCGGTTTGTCCCGTCCGTGAAGTATGCGCCAGCGACCATGCCCGCCGTCGAGTTGGTCGAACCAAGTGCGAGTCGGCCCATCGGAACCGTCCCAGAGGACAGCCTGGAGGCGTTAAGATTCGTGAGGGTGGCTCCGTTGCCATGATGATTCCCGTAAAATCCAGCATATGCATTTGTGTCTGATACAAATACTGACGCATCAATCTCCCAGCCCAAAAAACTGGCAACTCCTGATCCTGCGTCAATGTTCCCTGTGAAGTTATTGTTAATTCCATCCCCGAACACTACAATGTTTTGCCCATTTGTCACAACACCCATGTCCGTCACGATTGATTGCACTGAGTTGGTCGTTGTTAGGCTGTTTAATTCTGTTCCGTTCGGCGCATTGGTGGCCACCGCCGCAGCTAGCGCGTTCTCGGAATTGGTTGCAAAAGCGATTTTATTGGTGACGTAAACGACGTATTCCGCGTAGCCGGCCCAATTGGCATAGTCCACAGCCGCGTTCGTCAGGGTCATTGACCGCCCATCGCCAACGTAAACCCACGGAGGATTAGTAATACTGGAGGCTGACCAGTTCGTCGGGATGATGGATTCAATTTCCGCCAGGCCCACCGCCGAAAAACTGTTGCTCGTCGGGTTGCCGGAGACGACGCCAGACAGGTTGGTAATGGTGGTGCCGGATCCGCCTTTTAATTCAAACCTGGCATCGGCGGCGGCGGACCAGGCGGCAAATTCCGGGCTGTTGGGATCCACTTCCAAATAGTCCTCGGCCCGCACCAGGCTGTTGGTATGCGGAATAACAAATCCAAATGCGACGGCGTTATTCGTTTTGGGAGCCACCAGGCAGCGGCCGGATGCCGCGTTGGAGATGGTGAATTGCCCGGCGTAATCGGTCGTGAAATTCTTCTGGATAACCGCCGCCACGCCACCGGCCACGGTAACCGGGCTGGGAATGGTGACGATACATTTCACCTGAGCCAGGGGAACGGATTGAAAATCCGTGACGGTCACCAGCACGTCCGCCGCCGAAGCGCCGAGCAGGCCGGCCAACAAAATCAAAATCGAAAGTTTAGTTTTCATCGGCCTCCGTTTGGTCGGGAATATCTGCCACGACCCCGAGGGTAATGGCGTAGGCGTCGGTGGTGACGCCTTGAAATTGAAGGCGGCGGGCTCCCAGATAGGCCGGCGCGGCCTCATCCACATCCGGGAAGCGCAGACTGCGCAAGACTTCGCGGGCGGACTCCACCAGTTCAAACATGGGTTTCCCATCGCCCACGCCTTTCATCAGCGAGTCGCCCTGGTTCAGCGCGAGCGAACGGCCGCGCGAGATGGCCACCATGATTTTGCGATCCACCCGGCCCAGAACGTCGCTCAGTTCCGCGGAGCGAGGCAGTTCCTCATCGAACAGGATCGCGGAACGGACAGCGCCGGGGGTCTCGCCCAGGATTTGAAACAGGTGCGGCTCGTCGTTGGCGATCTTGACGGCCCCGCCCACTGACCGATGCCAGGCAGCCAGGGCATCGGCGATCTGTTGGATCTGATCCTTAATGGTCATAGGGTGGAGGCGTTCAAAGCGCTGGCCGTCTGGATCACGGCACCAGGCGTGAAGGCCGGGAGTTGTTTCGCGTCCAGGCTCTGTTCGCCATCGGCAATGGCCTTCAGGCGGCGGCGAAATTCGGTGGCGCGCTCGGCATAGGGATTTTTCTCATCCGGCCCCGAGCGGCGGCGCTCATAAATCTTTTCACAAACAAAAATCAGGGTGGCCTCGGTCACCAACTTGGGAACGGGCTCAAAGGGCACCACAAATCGCCCGGCCAAAAACCCATCCACGGCTTCCCCGGCGGAAGCGATCAGGCGGGCCAGCAAGCCGTCATCGGCATTGCCATCGCCATCATCGTCCAATGCGGCGCGCAAGCGCGGCTCGCTGAACTCGTCTTCGACTTGTTGGGGGCTGAGATACATGGGGGATTTTCAGAGAACGGCGCGGCGGAAATGCACAACCACCGCGCCGTCAGTTTGACAACCACGCGTCCGCGTCATGACGACGTGGCCGCAAAAGCGTGGACGGCTACGGAACCACCAATTGATACACGTTGGTTTTGGTCGAGCTGTTCCCGGAATCAGCAGGGGCAACCTGTTGGATGCGCAGATAGCGGTTCACATCCGGCGGGATGGGGAATTTGATGACTGTAGCGGTGTTGGTGGCCGCGCTGGCGCCAACAATCTGGCCTTGGATCAGCGGCGAGGTGACTGTCCAGGTGGAATTATTGGTGGAGGTTTGGAGAATAAACGTCAGCGTGGTGGCGGCGTTGGTGGCGTTGGGCAGCAGGGGAATAGTCGCCCGGATAAAGGCGGTTTCCCACAGCGTGCTGGTTTCCGCGTTCCCCAGATCGAGGGCTGCAGTGTAATTCGTGGCACCGGCCACGGCGTTGGTCTGGCTGACCTTGAGGTTGGAATCATCCGAGCCGAAGCTCGAAAACGCCGGCAGCAAACCGAGCGCGGCCAGCAAGAGAAGGGAATAAATAGTTTTCACGGGATAAAATATTTGGTGGGGAGTTGGGGTTTGGTTAAAAAGATTGCCGGGAGCGCCGGCGGGCGGCGCTCCCGGAAGTGATCAGATGGCTTCGGCGTTATTGAGGAAGCGAGTGACTTGGATCGGAATGCCCTCGAAGTCGCGCGGCAGCGGAGCCGGGCGGCCTTCGACGTTGGTGGCGGTGCGGCTGGAGCGCAGTTGCTCGGCACTGCGGCCGTTCATGAAGATGTGCGTGGGCATGAAACCCATGTCGTTGCACAATTCCAAGCCCTGATACATGAGGGCGTCGGTGAGCTTCTTGCCGGCGTCATCACCGACCTTCTTGATGCGGACGGCACGATTGCGATTGGCCAGGCGCATACCGAGCGCGCCGTGGACCCAGTTGGACAGGCCGGGGTAAGCCTTGTCTTCGTCGTCATACAGGGTTTCTTCCTTCCAGTCGGAATCCATGTAGATGAGGTTGCCGTTGCCCGGAAGCCATTCGATGGAGTTCCGGCCGAGGCCCATGAACCAAACGCTGGTGGGGTTGGCCCCGCCCACGTCGATCTGGTGGGCGGCATCCTTGGACGCCTGGGCGATCATGCCGATGAAGCCCTTGGCATCGTTGCCCACGCCATACCAGAACTGCCGGCAGGCCAGATCCAGCGCGGCTTCCAAAACCGGCATCGCGCGGTCGGACAGAAATTTTCCCTTGTTCTTAGCCCGTAGCGCCAACTGGGCATCCGCGGTGATGGGCGTGTCCAGGATGCCGAGGTTGAAGGTGCGGTTGGCAAACTCGCCATTCACGGCATCGCTGCCGCCGTTGAAATCGCGGAACCCAACGGTGGGGAGCGACGTGAGGACTTCCAGCTTGATTTCCGTGCCGAGAATCGGATCGGCGCTGGGCACAAGTTGGAGCTCGGGCCGCATGCCCGTAATGGCTTCGACCACGAGGTCGGAACCGGGCGCTTCGTTGGCCTTGGCCAGATCGAGCAGGGTGACAATACCTTTCATGATGTTATGGGGTCAGGGGTTGCGTTGTTTTTTTTGAAACGATGATTATAGCGCGTGATTATTTGGTCCAGATTTCGGCCGTGTTCACCGCGCAGCCGTTCTCGTCTTTCTTGGCAGCGCCGGTGCCGGCGCGACGAGCTGCCAACGTGACCGTGACGGGCGTGTTGGCCTTGAGAATTTGCAGGGTGCCGAGATCGAGCTTCTTCAACTCGTCGGCGGTGTAGGCCGTGCCATCCGCCTTGAGGGGCACCTTGCCATCCGCGCTGAAGGTTTTAACGAGCGCTTCCACGGCGGTCTCGGTGCCGAGTTTTTCGGCATCCGTAAGCGTCTTTTCCAGCTTATCCAAGCGGGACAGCGCCTTGACCAGATCCTCGGCGCTGAAGGTCTTGGTCTGGCCATCAATGGTGGCCGAGAGGGTGGCGATCTGCTTGGTGCCGGCGTCCTCCATCTTCTTGAGGCGGGCATCCAGCGCGGTGACCTCACCAGGCACGACGAGCTTGCCATCCTGGATCACGCCAGAGAGGGAAACGATTTTGCCATCCTTGATCACGAGGACCGAAGAGAGGGTGGCGATGAGACCGAGGCGTGCGAGCACGTCCTCCCGTTTGGCGTCGGCCGCAAGGCCGAGGATTGGAGCAAGCTCCGATGCTTTAATAGGCATATTATTGGGGTTGGTTGGTTCGGTTGCTGAAAAAAATTGCAGGCCCGTGATGGAGCCGTTGGGGGTAAGGGCCACGGAATGAATCATCGTCACTTCGCCGGCTTCATCCAGGAGCGCGGGGGAAAGGTCTTCAAAATTCTTGGCGTGCTGCACGCCGAGCGGCGTCCAGGTGACTTCTTCCAGGTAAATGCCGTCGCCCTCAATCGGGTTAACACGGCCGTAACCAAAGATCAGCGGAGGCTGGCCGGCCTTCATCAATTCCGCGTGCGTGTCCGTGCCCGGAACCGTGCAGTGGTTGAAGTCAATCGCCACCCGCTCAAATCCGGCCTTGAGCTGATTCGCAGACAACTGCGCGGAGGTTTTGTTACCGGCGGTGTAGGTGCCCTTGGTGGATTCGTTCTTGCCCCAGGCGAACACTTTTAACCGCGCCGGCAGCGCGGCCCCCTTAAGGGCACCATTGCTGATGCGGAAAATTTTTATGGACGCGGCGTCAATCACTGGCCGCATCATTTCATGCGGGCGGTAAAAGCGTAAGCGCACCCCGCCAAGAGCGCCTATACCGCGTGAATTTTATGGGGAGGGGGAAAACTGGAAGCCGGAAGCTATCTAACCACCAAGATGCCCAAACACCAAGAAAAATCAAACACCCATCCGAAGCCTGAAACCTGAAACCCGGAATTTATTTCATCTGCCGTTCCAGCGCGCGCTGGCCGGCGCGGGCAATCAGTTCCTCGGCCTTGGGCGTGAGTTTATGATCTTCCACCTGGAAGAACGGACGGGCGGGAATATTGGCCGCTTCGCGTCCAAACTGATGCGTGGCCGCATAGATGGTGGGGTTGCTGACCTTGGCGGAACTGGCATCCACCTCCAAATGGAAACTCCGCGCCAGGATATTATTTAGTTGCAACGCGCTCGGCTCGCCAGCAAATCGCGGCCCAGGTGCCGCGCCTTTTTTTCGCTGGTCACGCTTTAGTTTAGGCCAGGACTTGGGCCGATACGCCGCGCCGGCATCGTTGAAATTTCCCATGGTAAGGCCCATAAAGGTGGTGCCCATCGTGCGCAAGACCGGCTCGGGATTTTTGGCGGCTTTGACCATCCGCGTGAGCCGGGGCGAAATATCATTCCGCGTGATTTTAAAATTGAATCCGGCCATACAATTTATGTTTTACGAATGACGATTTACGATTTTGCCAGACGATCCCACAAGGTTTTGCCCTCGGCGACCTGGGTGGCGCGGGCCTTGGCCTCGAACTGCGCGAAAATTTCCGGATCATATTTGGCGCGCAGATCAGTCACGGAAAGATTCAAATCGTTCGGGTGCCAGCGGAAGGCGTTGGGATCCTCCGGCGGGCTGACATCGTGCCGGCGGCCATCGCGCATGAGGGTGCCGTTGCGCAATTGCGTGAGCGCCGGGCCTTCGATCACGTTTTGATCCTCAGGATTATTGGCGGCGTCACCCTGAGCGCGGGCTTCAGCCACCAGATCGGGATTCATGGGCCGGAAATAACAGACGCAGCCCAGATGGCCCCACGGCCCGGTGTGGGTTTCCCAAAACGGATCATTTTTTGGCAGGATCACGCCGTTGAGGGCGAGATGGCTCTCGGTGGGCACCTTGCATTCGCCGTGCAGATATTGGAGGTGCGTGGTGTCCTCATCCGCCTGGGCCACGCGATAGACGCTGGCGCTGAATGCCTGGAATCCATTCACCCGCAAAATCATTTCGGAGCGGATCTCCGCGCCGTCGCCCAGGAAAGGATCCAACTGATCTACGATGTCCTGTTTAGCCTGGTCCCAAGTTTGATCGCCCAGCGCGATCCCCGCGATGCTGTCGCGGACGCTTTGCAGGACGTTGGCGCCTTGGATCCCCGAAATGGTGAAGACGCGCGAGCGGATCTCCGGCAGCATGGCGCGGAAAACCTTACCCGTTACGACCGGTTTCCCGGCAATGAGCGCCGCCGCTTCCATATGCGGTGAGGGGGTGAAAGTGGCGTCCATACAATTGAAGTTTCAATGGCAGCCGCCGTGCGTGCATCCGTAGGTAGTGCAGATAATCAGCACGATCCATGTTATCATCTCGCAGATGTCCCGGGATTTCATTTAGCTCTTCCCCTTGACCGCGCCGGTGGCGGCGCAGACTTGCAGCGCCTCTTCCAAGACCGCATGGACGCGCTGGGGTTGCCAATCGGCGTAAAAAGTTTTTAGCCGGGCCTCGGCCTCGGCGGGGGTGCGGCTGGTGAGGATGATTTCCTTGACCGGCGCGAGCGCCCCGCGAAACGCCTGGGCCAGCGCGGCGGAATGTTTGGCCACGATGGAGTCAATCGGCGTGGGCGCATTGGCCGTGGCGGCGAACACGGTAAAGGGCGTGAACGGGGCCGCGCCGGGCAGGGTGGCCGGGGCAGCCGCTCGCTCCCACGTTAGGCCAGTGCGCTCATTGATGGTGGGTAGGGAGGCTTCCGCCGGCTGGAGCCCGGCCTCCTTCATCGTCTTGAGCATTTCGGCAAAGCTCTTGGCGTCGCCCACGCTCAGGCCGCCAAAGACGAATTTAACACGACCCGTCAAACCATTCACCTGGGCAAAGGGCTTGGCGATCTGGCTGACGCACGTTTCCGCCAGCAACATCTGATCACACATCCGCACATCCTCGCGGACGTTGGAAACGAAATTATTTTCACCCGAGTTCAAGCCGCCGGGCTTTTGCGAACTGCGCAGGCCGGTGATGTGAAAACTGATCGCCTCGTTGCAAAGATTAAAGAACGCCTCGTAGCCCTGGGCCATTCCGGTGACCATGGCTTCCTTCAATTCAATGCGGCTGGATTCATCCACTACCAAGCCGCCAATCTTTTTGGCCAGGTCAAACGCCTCTTCCAAAAACTTGACGGCGGAGGCATCCGTGGCGTCGGTATAACCCACGGGGAAAGGCGAACCGTAGCGTTCCATGCCGCTGGCGAACCATTGCCGGCCCAACCCGCGGAACAGCCACCAAAGCAGGATGGCCCGGAACGGCCCGCCCCAGTTATCGCGGAACTGGGTGAGCAAATGGCCGCGATGCACGATGTGCCGCGCCGGATCCAGCGGCTCGGCCAGGGTCATGTCGTAAACAAATTTACCCTCGCTATCCACCGACCAAAGTTTGATCCACGGCTCCCACAGCGCCTCATCCGCCACCACGCCGGCCTGGTAGGCCCATTTATAGCAAAGTTGCTGCATGTTGACGGGCGCAAATTTCTTGAGCGTGTATTGCAGCCGGGGTTCGCCGGGGCGCGGTTCATCTGCCGCCCGGAAAATGCGCTCGATCACGCTCACCGGCCAAAGCGACCCGTCCATGATGGCGAGCAGGCCGGCATTCCAATTTTCGCAATCGCTCTTGGCGCGGGCCAGGGCCACGGCCAGGGCCACGTCCTCCGCATTGTTTTTGTCCTCGGGCAGGATCGTGAGCGGCTGGGAGATAACGGCGAGTTTCCGCGTATTGAAGCAAGATTGAATATGATCGTCACTCAACATCACGTCACGATAAAATTGAAAGAGCTTCTTGGTATCGCCATTTTCCGCGAAGCGGATGGCGGACTGCACATCGCTAACCGTGGCATTGGCGGTGACGTTGGTCATTTCAATCCGCGGCGAAGGCGCCCGCCGCACTTCTTCCGGGGCGGCACCGAAAGCCACGATGGTTTTTCCAAAAAGTTTGAGTTCTTTCATACGGGGGTGGGATATGGGTCTGAGTTGCAGTTTGACCGGGCCGCCAGAATCAAACCGCCGCGCTTCGCGGACGGGTAGGCGCGTTTAGCGGGGTTGGGGGCGGGTCTTGAGCCCGCCGAAACGTCCTGGGGCATTTTAGGCGGGGTCCTCATAGGCTGGAAATGGTCGCCGGGGATCCGCCGGAGGGCATCCTTCCGGGTAGCAAGGTCCGGCCCTTGTTGCCGGTCAAAGCGGCCAGCGCTAGTTTTGTTGAATCGAAGGTATCGCCATGCCGGCCCATGACATCGGGTTCGCAAACAAACTGGCCGCGTTCCTTTTTAACGAGCCGGAAATCTTCGCGGATATAGCGGGCGGCGGGCAGGGTCAGCCGATTGTCTTCCAGTTCCGCCACCAACTGTTCTCCAAGTTGCTGTTTGCGCGTGATATTGGGCAGGCCGGGCCGGGCCACGGTCTCGCTGGAAACCACGAGGTCAACGAAGACCTCGCCGCGCAGTTGCTTGCGGACATCCGCCGCAAAATAGCGTTCGTTAGTGGAATCAATGCAGAGCCGCCGGGCGCGGCCGCCCGCCTTGCGGTCCTTGACCGCATTCAAGATGAGTTGCAGCCGTTCCAACGCAGTGGCGGGGTCGGCGGTTTTCCAGATCAAGATGGCGCGGGCGATGGAATCATTCCCGATCCGCTCCATCACGGTGAGAGCGGAGGGATTGCTCGTTTGTTTTTCCGTGGTGGCGGTATCCCAACCCAAACCGACCTGCCCTTCGCCGAGATGATCCTTGAGCCAAAGGGCAGCGCGGTCCAGATCGGCATCAGCTTCGATCTGAAAAAATTCGCAGGGCAGTTCGCCGCCCGGCTGGCCGCGCTGCTGGGCGTTCTCCAACAACAGCAGCGAGACCGCCGCCGTGCCGCCAATGACGAATTTGACGCCGTAGTTGCGATCCCAGGCATCCTTGTTGTGATCGCGCTGGCGGGATTCATCCGGGCTGATCTCCGCGCCGGTGTCATCATCGTAGAGTTTCACGCCATCGGCGGCGGCATCCCAGGCGGTGACGCGGCGCACAAAGACGCCCAGCTCGCTCCGGTAAGTGTGGCCGGCCGGGTTGGCCGGAGGATTCCACCCAATGGGCGGGGCTAGAAGCTCGAAGGAATAATGCGTGTCATCCGGCGGCGGCGTGGTGGTGAGCAAACAGCGGAACTCACGATTGGAGGAGATGATCGGTTTGACGGCTTCCCACACGGCGAGAAAGTTTTTGACGCGGCCGACTTCATCCAAGATCAAATCTCCGGTTTCCCCAACGGCATCGGGCGTGAGGGCCACCACCTTGGTGCGCGAATAGATCGTCTTGGAATGGTAGAGTCGGAACTCCAACCGCTGCGCCTCGTAAAGCTCCGCGAAATCGGCCGGGGTGATTAGTTTGGCGCGGTCGCTGGCCAGCTTGGTATCCACCATAGCCTCGGGCTTGAGCACTTTGCCTGTGGATTCATCCACCATCGCGAGATCCATCTTGGCGGTGGCCGCCAGCGCGGTGATCATCTGAAACGCGCGGCTCATCTGCTCGCTTTCCTTGCGGACAATTTCCCGGCCCAAGTCCAGTTTAACCGAACCGAACACCACGGTATGACCGGCCGTGCGCATCATTTTTTTCAACGAGATGCGCGAGGCGTTGGTGGTCTTGCCGTATTGCCGGCGCGTCAGCAGTGCGGAGATGCGATGCTGATCAATGTCGCGTTCAAAAGCCACTTGCCCGGCCCTGGGTTGGTAGGTGGCAGCCATTTCAGGGGGCGGGCTTCCAGGTTTCGCCAAACATCAATTGGCCGAGGCGTTCAATCTTGTCGGCGTTGGTGCTCTCGCTGTTGGCCACGTCCAGCGCGGTTTTTTCCGTGTGCCATTTAATAAACAGGGCACAGGTTTCCCGCTGATATTTCTCGCGGGCGAGGGCCAGTTCCTCATCCTTTTGCGCCAGCTTCTTTTCGTTCTGCGCCAGGCGCACGTCGTTTTGCTCGCTGGTGCGGAGGCTGCCCAGCGCGCCGGCGATGGCCACGAGGGCATCGGCGCTCAGTTGCTTGGGATCGTCCTTTTCGCCGGCCGATTTTTCGATGGCCTCATCCAACGTCTCCAGCAGTTCCAGCAGCTTGCCGCTGGCGATGGCTTGAGCGCCCTCGGTAATGCTGGCCCCGGCCGCCTTGGAATGCTGCGCGGCGTAGGTGGCCAGTTCCTTGGTGCGTTCGATGCGCTGACGGCTTTGCTGCCAGTCCACAAAGCCGCCGAGGCGCCAGTCGCTGAGGTTTTGATCATTGATGCGCAGCCCCTCAAAGTCCTCCTCCAGCCGGGCGATCACCTCCGGCAAGGCATTCAGCCAGGGCAGAATCTTGGCGCCGCTCTGGCCGTCCAGCAGCCGATGATTCAACTCCTCGCGAATCTTCAACGGGAGCCGGGCGATTTTTCCGGTGCGGGCCATATCAGGGGTTCCTCTCGTATTGCAGCACGCCGGCGCTGGTGGCCGACCAATACCGGGAGGAACCCAGCGGGTCAGCCGTGGCCAGCGCCAGCGGCGGCGTGAAACCGCCCAGCAGCATCAAGGCGGCTTCCAGATCAGCGAGCTCAAACGGGAAATCCACTTCCTTTTTGACCGCATTCAGCAACTGGCGCGGGGCCAGCGCGGCGGGCGCGCGGATGGCCAGCGCCTGAAGCGCGGCGTGCCGCAGGTCCTCTTTTTGTTCGTGCGTGAGCATAAAATTATTCGATGTCGTCGCCGGAAATTTTACCTTCAATCCGCCCGAGCGCCCGGCTGATGGCGTCAAACTTCTCGGCCATCTCGCGCCGGATCTCCTTATCCTCCTGTCGAAGCGTATTCCACAGGCTAGAAATCTCCTTGTCGCAAATGTCCAGCCGCCGGCCGTGTTCATCGTGTTTTTCGTTGAGCTCGCGAACGGTGGCACTGGGGAAAACCTTTTGCACCGGCAGCGGGTTCGGCTCAATGACCGTGGTGTTGGGCTGGCCGGCCTGCAACTCTTCGCGCCGGGCGCGGCGGCGATCCAAGAGATATTGCATTGCGGCAAAAACAGCGCCCACCACCAGCGCCATGACCATGATGGCCGCCACGGTGAATATTATGACATCTTTCAGGAAGTTCGCGGTCAGGCCCGAGATGTCGGCTTGCGCCAGGAAGTGGGGAATCATGATTTTAGTGCGGTAAAGCGATGGGCGGCGGCGGCGGCAGCGGCGTGAGGCGTTTAATGCGCCGATAATTCCGGGGTGAGCCGCGCTTGACGCGGTGCTCGCTCAAATCCCGGACGGCTTGCAAGGTGGCTTCGTAATTTTTCACGCCAATCCTTTCAGCCGTTCCTGGTATTCGGCCAGGAAGTGATTCGAGAGAAACGCCAGCTCATGTTCCCGCCAACTGCGCCAGAATCCAAAAACATCGGCGAACAGGGCCGCGCCGATGAAGGGATTCACCTGCATCGTGCCGTTACGTTTGAGAAAAATCTCCGTGCCGCAATCCCGGTAGCCCATAAGCAACGTCGGCACCAGGGGAACGGGATCGCCCTCATTGGCCACGGCAAAGGTGCGGTCGCCCAGGGCGACATTGTAAAGTTGGGCGAAGCATTTGTTGCCCACGCGTGGCTGGCCGAACGTATAGACTTGCTCCACATTGAAGCCCATGCGCTGCAATTCCAGCGCGGCTAGAATGGCCAGCGCCCCGCCGAGCGAATGGCCGGTGACCACCAGCGGCCGATTTTTGTAGCCGCCCAGAATCCGGATCAGATCGCCCAGGATACTTTCGGCGCCATCCAGAAACCCATGATGCACTTCGCATTGGTCGCCATTGGCTTCTTCCACGAGGAGCCGCTTGGTGCATTGGACATCGGTCAGCCAATCACGCAGATTGGTGGTGCCCCGGAACGACACCAGAACGGTCGCACCTGGATCAATAACCACTTGGGTGTCCGTGGTGGCATTGGCCAACGTGGGTGCGGCGCGATACGCCATGGCGGAAGCCCGGGCGCAGGCATTGGCATTGCCCAGATCAAATTTTGTGGCGCTTGGATTCATGGCGGGGACGCAGTTCCAGGACGATCCTCACCGTAGCCGCCAGACAAAGCAGGCTGGCGGAAAAGCACAGGCTGCTGAGGGCGTAGGTGAGCATCGGGATTTACGATTTACGATTTGCGCTCTCACGGTTTCAAACCGGCGGCGGCGGCGGTGCCGGCGGCCGTGCCCAGACTGCTGATGGCTTTGGAGACGGTCTCGCCCGTGGCAGTGATAAGCTTGGCTTGCGCCTCGCCCGTCGTGGTGATGACATCGGGATTCATCACGGTGGTCAGGGAATCAAACGTCACAATCTGGGTGCCGTTGGTGGTGACTTCGGCGCGGAAATTGTGGATGGTGGTGTCTTTGGGGTTGGACAGGGTAACCGCATGGGTGGCGGGGTCCACATTCAGGGAGAGAACGGGCACGGAATCGCGCATCGTTCCGCACCCGGTGAGACCGATGATCAGAAGACCGAACAGCATGGATAGTTTCATGGATGTCTTTCGTTTTATGGGTTGAACCGTAACGAGCGACAGCCTGACAGAACCAGCGGAAGAGTTAAGCGCACCCCGCCCAAAGTGCGTAAAGTGCGCGGAATTTATGGGGTAGAAGCGGAACTGAAGCCGGGCCAATCTAACCACAAAGCCACCAAGGCACCAAGAAAAATCAAACACCCAACTCAAAAGCCAGACTTGAAACTTGAGACCTGAAATTTATCGGAAGCGCCGGAAAGCCCAGGCGAAGACGAGCCAACCGACCGGCACGCCGACGGCCGGGGTGATGCTCCCTTTTATGAACTTCCCGACTGATGAGCGGCTTTTGTTAATTCTACGAGCGGTCTCAGCCTGACTCCAGCCGGACGCCTCAAACAGGGCAATAAATTCAATGTTTTCTGGCCTCATAAAAAAAGTTGCCTAAATCTACATTTAGATGTTGACTAAGTCCGCTACACTGTGTAGCGTTAAGCAACAATGAATCGGACAGCGCGAAAAGTCAACACGGAAAATCTCCAGCAGCTCGCTTGGAAAAGTAATTACCGAGGCGTAGCCGGTTTGGCTCGGGCGCTCGGGCGCCACCGCACCACCGTCCATCGGGCGGTTAAAAATCCCGGAAAGTTTCGCGAGACCTATTCTCGAATTGAAAAAGCCATTTATGACCATCAATCCAAAACACCTTGACCGCTTTGTCGCGCGCTTCATTTCGCGCCTGCCAGACTCCTTTAGTTCTCGGAAGGAGGATCTCGTCACCCTGCTTTGCTTGTTGCCAAAACATTACCCGCGCCGGGACGACATTAAAATCATGTTGGAAACGATGCGTGCGCATGAGATCGAGCAAATGAAATTCCAGGAGTTGATCAAATCGGAGGCCGTATGAGCTTTAAAACTCACCTGGAACGCATCCTTAAAAACAACCGCGCCAGCATGCGCGACTGCGCGCTGAACTATCGCCGCGAAATCAACAAAGGGTATCTGGAGGCCGCATGACCAAGCTCACCTATTTGCTCGATGTCGCTGCGGCCACCACGGCGGGTGAGTTGCATGATCTGCGCACCCTGGCGGCGACGGATGCCGACCTCACGCCACGGGAACGGGCGGAGATCAATGACCGGATCGGCGTCACCTTCGGCCGGTGGAACCACCAAGCCAACCCTAACTCCCAGCGGCGCTGGAAATAACCACCAAGGCACCAAGGCACCAAGCCACCATGAAAACCATCGTCATCCTCACCTATATCGGACTCGTTCTGCTGATCTGCACCGTGGGCTTTATCGGCGCCGTGCTGGGCCTGATCACCGTGGACCGCTGGGCGGCCCGCCAACTGACGGATGAACAAACCGAGGCTTAACCACCAAGGCACCAAGATTTATGACAAACAAACTCCAAACCCTACAAAAAATCAGCCATTTACCCGCCAAACTAGATATGGGTCATCAAATACGAAGCAGCTTCGTATTTGCCCGTGAGGTCTGTTTAGCCGCCCTAAAGCATGTTGACGCCAGTCGCCAGCAGTGCGTGCAGGCAGGGCAAGTTTTACGTGAATTAAAAGCCAATAAAACCGTTTGCGAGCATGGGGATTTTCTCGAATTGGTCGATCAATATATTCCTGAAATTTCAATTCGCACGGCGCAAACCTGGATGCGCGCCGCTGAGTCCGTAACCAAGGCGCTGAACCTGCCGGATGTGATCGAGATTGACGCGGTGGTGACGCCGCTCTCGGAGATCATCGGCGCGGACCGCACCAAGCTTTCCAAACAAGGTGCGGCGCTGGCCCAGCAGTGGTTCAATTTCACGGAAGGAAAAACGATCAAGGATTGCATCGCGGGCGTGGTGGTGGATGGGGACGATGCGCATCGGATTGACCGGGCGATCAATGGTAAGACCAAGGGCGGCGCGGGCGGCGACCGCAAGGATTTCCCCACCTTCGTAGCGCGGCATCTGCGGGCCATTTCTTCCATGCTCCTGGTCCGTAAGGCGGGCCGGCCGGTGAAGGAACGCGCCCTGGCGGCGGATCAGCGCACGGCCATTGCCGCGTCGTTCAACGGCACCTTCAAGCAAATGCCCCGCTGGGTTTTGGAGAATGCCAAGGAAACCATCGCCCAGGAATTGAAACTTTCGGAATCGGAACGGGCCGCGCGCCAATAAATAAAAACCAACGCGCGTCGCCAAAACCATGAACGAAGACAATAACAGACTTTCCGAACCGGCTGACTTGCGGGAAAACCCTGCCAGCGGCGCGAAGACACCCGCAATGAATCGTTGCGATGCGTGGCCGGTTCGGATTCCTTTTGGTGGCCGGCCACAGGGCCTTGAAATAGAACCGGAGGCGAACTCCGGCGAGTTGGCGCGGACTTTATTGGATTTGGCCGCGCCGGTCTTCATTGAACATCAAGCCCCGAATGGGGCGGCCACCATTCCCGCTTACCCCCAAGACGCTACGGCCGGCGACGACAATGCTGCGGCGTCCGCTTCTCAGTTCACGGCGGCAGCGTCGCCGCTGCCGGCCGTTACTTTCACGGGTGCCGCCCGTCGCGCCACCGCCACCGAGGCGGAACTGGTGGAGGCCAATCAGAAAAAAGCGATTTGCGAAAAGTTTTTGGAACTCACTAAATCCGGCTACTCGTTAAACCAGGCGGCCACGGCCTGCGGCAAAAGCCCGAGTTGGTTCAGCGGGTCCGCTTCCATGCTGGCGCGGTATCAGCGCGACGGCCTCGCGGGCCTGCTGCCGCAGCGCAGCGCCACCACCTCGGTTGGAGAGCTCACCGCGCAGATCGAAGCGCTTACCTGGTTCCTACCGGCCGCGCAGTTTTTCTATCTCATCACAAATCGCACCAATGTTTCCGGTTCGGTGCCGGAGGCCATCCGGCGCGTGATCTCGCTGCCCAATCTGCCGGTGGGCTGGACCAACACGGTCAAAGCGCGTTTCCTGAAAAAACTCGGCCTCTCCCTGGTGCCCACCTGCCCGGATGTTTTGCGCGAGGAAATTCTGGCGCGGCAAAAGGCCGGCCAGCCCTTGGTGCCAGACCGGATCAGCAAAGCCATTACGCGCGCCGTGACCAGCGCGGTGGTGGAACAATATCGCCGTCCGCATGAGACGGGCCTGAACTATCTGCAATGCCCCGGAACGATGATGATCTCCCGCCGCAACGGGCTTCAGGAATTTATCCGGGCGGGCGACATCCTCGAAGCCGATGACGGCAGCATTAATTTCCCGGTGTGCATTCCGTGGACGTCACCCAATGGCGGCTTGATTACCGAGACGCCTTGCAGCGCCAACTATGGCGTGATCATTGGTCGGTTCCAATGGCTGCGCACGATTGACGCGGCCACGCGGTTCCGCCCAGGCTGGGTGTTTGTGGCCCGCCAGCGCGGCGGCTATCGCGGCGCGGACGTGCTCACGCTGATGCACGGCATCACCAAACAGCATGGCGCCTGGGAGGAATATCGGTTTGAGCGCGGCGTCTTCAAAAGCAACCTGGTCAAGCAGACGGTCAAGCTGCTCGGCTCGCGCCTGCACACGGTCATTTCGCCGCACTCAAAGCCGTTTATCGAAGGTGGCTTCAATCAGGATTGGACGAAACTCTCAGTGCATTTTCCCCAATGCGACATTGGCCGGTATCGCGGCGACACGGAAGAAGCCAACAAGCTGGTGCAGAGTTGCCGCACCGGGGCCAAAGACCCGCGCAAATATTTCCCGATGCTGGCGGACGCCTTGCAGGCGTTTGCACAAATCACCGAGGAAGAGAATCGCACGCTGGTGAAAAGCCGGAACTCCGGCCAGTGGGTGCCTGAAGAAAAATGGGCGCGCGAGACGCGGGATAATCCGCTGCGCCAGATTGAATCCGCGATGGCCTTCATGTTCGCGCCCTACGCGCTGGAATGGACGGTCAAGGGCATGTTGGTGGGCGGGCGCGTTCCGCTGTTTGAGGATATGAGCGTGCCGTTTGATTTCTCTGCGCCGTATTTGCAGGAGTTCAACGGCGCCCGCGTGCGGCTGCACTTTGACCCCACGGCGCATAAATGTTTTGCCACCCCGGTGCTGATGCAGGATTGGAACGGCCACCGCGCCGGCGAGGTGTTGGGGCAACTTCAGCAGGTGAATGAGACCACCGGCTACATCCGCATGATCCTGGGCTGGGGTGATGATGCCGGAACGATTGGCCTCAAGGCCAAACAACAGGCGGCGGTGGCCATGCGCCGGGAAGTGCGCACGGTGATGCCCGGCGGCCGCAGCGGCTACACCCGCAGTGAGGTGAAGGCGCTGGATCAGACGGGCATTGTGGAACGCGGCGCACGGCTGGAAGCTGGAGTTCCAGCTTCAGCTTGTTCCCCCAAGCGCGAACCCCAGCCAGATCGCGCCACGGAACGCGCGGCCAAGCGCGAAGAGCTCGCAAAATTTGAACGGGAGAATCAACACCTGTTCGTTTAACCAACAAAAAATGCACCATGAGAATCGTATCTCCAACCCCTGAAGCGTCCCTGTCGGCCATCCGGCTCCTGAGCGAGACCGCCATCAATAATCCACCGCGCAAGAATCTGTTCACGGGTTTAATCCCGGTGGCGGCGCCGCGCGCCAGCCTGAATGAATTGCCGCCGCTGGTGGATTCCCCGCCCGAAAAATGCACCGCCCGCCGGAGGCTGTTGTTCGCCGTTTAACGTAACCTTCACCCCCTCTAAATATGCACCAAGAAAAAATCCTCCGGCTGCGCGCCCTGGCGCGGGCCGTGCAAGACTACCAACTCGAACGCGGCCTCTCGGATAGCAAGCTATGCACCAAGGTCTCGCAGGTGGGATCCACCAAGACTTACAAGCGCATCCTAGCGGACGGCGACAGGCTGGAGGAGCTCAATGTTGACAAGCAACTCACAAACTATGAGGCGGCGGTGGAGTTCATCAAGATTCTCCGCGCCTCGGAACGCCCGCCGGAGCCGGAGTATGACGACTTTGCCAACATTGAAGATTCCGTAACCGCCGTGGCCCGTGCCATGGCGGAGGAAACCATCGCCCGCTTCATCGTGATCGAAGGCGAGAACGGCACGGGCAAGGACGCGGTCCAGAACGCGCTGATCAAGAAATGGCCCAACATCATTCTCCAGGTGGAAGCGACCGAACTCTGGCGCGAATCCATGGCGGTGCCGCTGGCGGACATTCTCAATGCGCTCTCGCTCCGCCGCCAGCGCGATGGGGAAGGCGAAAAATTCGTGGTGCCTTCGCAGCCGCTCGGCCGGCTGGCGCTGATCCTGGAGGAATTGAAGAAGCGCAAACTGATCCTGATCGTGAACGAAGGCCACCACATGGGGCCGCGGGCGCTGAACATGATCAAGACGCTGATCAATCAGACGCCGGTGGTGCCGGTGATGATGTGCGTGCCAAAACTGCTGGCCCGCCTGGTGAGCGGCAATTACGAGGAAGCCATTCAACTGTTTGGAAATCGGCTGTGCGAGCGCGTGCGCCTGAGCAGTCCGCAACCGGATGAGATCGGGCTGATGTTGGACCGGCGCGGCGTGCGGTTTGATACCGATCTAACCCGCATGTCCGCCGCCAATACGCTGGCGGCTGAGGCCCCGCAGTTTGGCAATTGGCGGTATGTGACCCAGGTCTGCCGCGAGGCGCATACCGCCAGCAAAGAGCGGCCGCTGAACGCCCAACAGTTCGCTGCGGCCAAGGGTATCGCCGAGAAACGCCGCATCATGCGCCAAAAAACGAACTCGAATTGAGTCATGCCCTTTAAAGACAAAGAAAAAATGCGGGCCTATCAACACGTGGGCGACGCCCGGAAAAGCCCGCCGCGTCGGTTTATCTATCGCGGCTTGGCGGAGCGGGAAAATGTGTTTCGCGCGGCGGTCGCCTACCGGGCGCGGCTGGCCGGCGAGGATCCCGCGCAACTACTCAAACAAGCCCAGGAGGTGCTCTGTGTCTAAGCTCCCGTTCAAACAAATGGAGGTGTGCGACGTCTTCTCGCCGGAAATCAAGGCCGTGTTTGAGCGGCCCCGCGAGGATAACGAGACCATCATCATTCGCACCGAATCGCCGGGCGATTTCCACCTGGACGCCGGCACGCTCAAGGTGATCGCGGACGTTTTGCAATTTTCCCCATCAACCAAAACCATTCAATGAAAAACCTCCTCGTTAAAATCTGGCGCAAAGCCAAAAACAGCCGCGTGCAATTCACGGATAAAACGATTTATCAGACCATGCCCAATGGTGAAGTGCGGCGGATCTCGCCCAGCCGGCCGTGGGCCGGCAAATCTGAGCGGCGCGAGGTGATCAAGAATCGCCGCGAAGATCGGCAATTGGCAATCGTAAATCGGCAATCGTAAATTCCCATGTCTGCCCCGCTTACCAACGATCAAAAGCGCTACCTCTCGCAACTGGCGAGCCGGGCGTTCCGGCGCCAGAGCGCCCTGGCGCGGGGCCGGGGCGCGGCGCTGGCCGACGGCGCTTATGAAGGACTGGCCGCGAGCGCCGCCGAGGCGAAATTTCGCCATGCCGAGGTGGCGGCGGCCACCGGAAAGGTGGGGCTGCGGTGCTGCTCGCAGGATGATTACAAACTGGCGGAAGGCCATTTTCTGGAATTGCTCGGCCAGCCAGGCGCGGCCTTAAAGGCTCAGGTGAAAGCCGCCACAGAAACTCGCCGGCTGATCGAATACAAGATCACCGAGGCGTGCCGCGAGTTTGGATTCCATCTGAGTTATGCCGCCAAGATTTGCGCCAGCCAGAATCACGGCCGCGGGCTGGACGACGTGGAAGAAAAGCAACTCTGGCATATTTTTTACACCATCCGTAACCGCGGCAACGCCCGCAAGCGCACGGCCCTGAAAACCGAGGAAGAACTTTGTCCGATTTGACCCGATAAACATCAACAACCCAAATAAATGCTCACTGAAATCAAAGACCAAACGAAACGGAAAGCGGCCATTAAAATGTTGGAAACCGTCGTTGAAAAACATGCGGCCTCCATCCAACTCACGCGCCTGACCCTTACCCGCATGATTGATAACCAGGTCAACCGGCTGGCCGAACTGCGGCATCAAAAGATGCTGCTCAAGTGGAACCTGGAACAAGCCGCCAAAGCCACCAACGTCCCAAAACCCGAATAATACAAATATGATCAGCCTAACCGACACGAACACCGGAACCACCCGTAGCTTTGACCTGGGGGATATTGAAAAATTGGCCCTTAAATTCTCGGATCAGCACGCGGCCCTCTCGGCCATCGTGGCGGAATTGGAGGCGGCGAAACAAAAGCTGATGCGCCAGCACCTGCCGGCCTTGCGCGCGGCGGTGGCGCGGGCGGCCGCTGCCAAGCTCACGCTGCACACGGCCATCGCCGCGGCGCCGGGTTTGTTTGAATCGCCCCGCACGCGCATTTTCAGCGGCATCAAGGTGGGTTTTCAAAAGGGCAAGGGCGGGATTGAATTTGAGGACGCGGATAAAGTCTGCGCCCTGATCCGCAAGACGTTTGGCGATGATGCCATAGCCTACCTCCGCACCACGGAAGCGCCGGATAAGAAGATGCTGGCGGACCTCCCGGTGAGCGAGTTGAAGAAGATCGGCTGCACGGTGGCGGACACCGGCGATGTGGTGGTGATCAAACCCACGGACAGCGAGATCGAGAAAACCGTGGCCGCGCTGCTCAAAGACGCGGTGGAAAGCGAGGTGCAATCGTGAGCACGGAATATCGTTACTTTAACGACCAAGCTCACCGACGCGGCAACGAAACCAAACTATATGCACGACCCATACGAACGCCCCGAACCGATGGCGCAACCTGAACCGGCGAAAGCCGCGTTCAGTGCAGCGCAGTGTTCTGCGTCACCCACGGACGCGGAGATAACCGACCTCAAAATGAGGCTCAATCAAATCATCTGGGAATACGCGCCAGCCGAGACAACCATCGGAGACGCCGAGGGCTTGGCCTGCAAAATATTCAACAGCGTCAGGAAGGGTAAATACCTGATATGACGCAGAACGCTCCCGATCAGCGACCTGCTGAATAATTTATGGCTACCAATTCAACTCAACGGCCCGATGCCGAGCGAACCGCAGGTTCGATGCACCGGGATTGTTCTGCGGCTCGTCCGATTGGAACGACAGGCAGAAAATACCGAAGTGTCAGGGCGCTAATCATCGGAGAGAAGCTCCCGAAGAAAGTGCTGCGTGAATTTGACAGGCTCGTGCGCCTCGACCGCAAGCGAGAGCGTGAACAGTCAAAGCCGCAGAACGCTCTGGCTGAGCCAAGCGGAAAAGAAAAGCATAAACAACCATGAACATTACCGAAAAATCAGCCGCGCCAACCGCTTTGGCTCCAGCCAGTGGTTCGACGACATGCAACGAATGCGGCGGAAATCACGAACCATCTGGTGCGCGAATCGCATGTATCAACCACTGGAAACGCCGCGCCATCATCGCGGAAAATGAACTGCTCGTAGCTAAATGCTTCGGGGATAAAACTCTGGATTGGCTGGTGGATAACGTCCACAAAATCGAAGTGGACTGTGATGCTGCCTACTGTGATGAGCAGCAAAAACCGGCGCTATCCTTCCGCTCGCTAAAATTCCACGACTACCGGCCTTGGTGTGTGAAGGGTGAATCTCGCGGACGCCTGCGGGACGCACTGAGAAAAATAATGGCTCTACAAGAATCGCCCAACGAAATAACGGTGCTCAAATCGGCGCTGGAGCGCATTCGTAGCTTTCCAGTCCATAGCGAGCCGGTTGGGGGAGCGTATGCCATGCAAGACATAGCGCATGAAGCCTTGTCGTCGAACGACAAGCTGAGCGACTGACATGAGCGCGCCGATGACATCCGAATCCACCCAAGACGCAGCCCGCGCTCATGGCAGTTCGCTCCAGCGCATGGTTGGGCATCCGTCGCATTTTCAACGACTTACAAAGCCTCAAAAATAAATGCAAAAATCGTCTCAAAACGCTTGACACTCTCACGATAAGCGGTTATCGTATCTGCCTGATGAATAAATACCAAATCAAAGCCAACAAAGAGAAGCTCGCCCGAATCCAATCCGGCGAACTCACACGCATCGCTGACCGCGCCATCGCCGCTGCCAAAGCGGTAATGGTCAAGGGCAGCCACACGATAGACGCATCCGATATGACGCAGAGCGCGAACCCGCTCGAACGCCAAATCGGCGAACAAATGGACGGCTACACCGTCTCGGCCAAAATCAGCGCGAAGGTGGAACTGGACAGCGCCGCCCGCGAAATCTGCAAGATCGGCACGATTGATAAAGTAATCGCGCCCGAAGCGATGGCCGAATGGAATCGCATCGAAGCCGTCGCGAACGAACTCGGCCTCAACGAAGAGGAGGTCGCATGAAGCTCTACCGAATCACGATGGGTAAACGGGTCGCGGGCGGTAATCGTCATGACTGGTATTCCGGCCAGTTGGAGCACATGGCCTCGTATGGCGATGTGAACGAAGCCAAAGCCCATCTCAAGGATGGCAACCCGGACGGCTCGGATATTTGGCCGGAAGTCTATGACGAGGCGGGCAACCGAATGGTGCTTCAGGGCCGCAAACTCGTGAGGATGGGCGAATGAATAAGGCCGCCCAAGCTCTCGGTCGGCTCGCCAAAGGCGTGCCGAAAAACTACTCGCCCGCTGAAATCGAGCGGCGCAAAGAAATGATGGAAGCCATCAACGCGAAAAAACGGCAGGTGTCGAAAGCGAAGAAACGCAGGATGCCCAACGATGGAGGTCAGCGATGAGCCGTCATGGGCATAAAGAGATGGAACGGTGCAAGCGCATCGCAGCGAAAACGAGCGTCGAAGTCTTCAAGGCTAAGGCTCATTCGCTGCACCGACTTTGTTCTGCTGCGTCGTTGCTCGCCGAACTCGCTTCCGAATTGGACAAGCGTGCTGAGGGCAAGACGGTAGCGCAGGACGAACTGCACACATACCGCGACATGCGCTTCAACGCGGAGATACTGCGGATGGCACAAAAGGTCATCGAACGTGAAACGCAGCAGAACGACCGGAGCTAACACACGGCGCGATTAACCACGATGCTCAAAATCACAACCGAATAAACTGCCGACGCGGGTCGCCGTTGTGTCCAGCGACCTTGTTAGGCATCAACCGAAAGCACAAATGTTCACAGTCGAAATCAGAATCAACGGCGCAATGATAGCGCACATCTACGGTCGCAACATCGCGCCCCTGCCAAACGGCAAGACGCGATACGAATACGAATACTACGAGGCGGAAACGCACAAGGTGCAAAACGGCTGCGTGGAACATCTGCGAGAGGATGGGATAGTGCCGCTCGTGTCTTCGATACTGGATGACGTGTCGCATGATGCCTAACGCAATAGCTGAGGGACGGGCGGAGAGCGCCACGTCGCCGAAGCCAACCAACTCACCACTATGAAAAAACGCAC